ATTCTTTGTAAGCTAATGCTTGAAATTGTGTAACCGCTTCTGCAAGTACAGGATGAGTTGCACCACTTGCACCTTGAAAAGGTTCTGTTCTTTGATCGTATTTAAATCCTAATAAATCTAAACCTTCTCTATAAGCTCTTTCCCATTCTTTTCTAGAACTTTTATATTCTTGATAATTTTGAGTAAGTGTAGAACCTAATCTTCCTAATATATCATCAGGTAAATGTTCTGCTAAATTATCGTAATGATTTTGTTCTCCTTCAATGGAAGCAATTGCAGGATCATAATTAATATCTACCGAACCGTCTTCGTTCTCTGTAACTTCTATCGGTTCACCTTTTTCATTAAGTTTTTGCTCTTCTTCTTGTTGAGCTAACTCTATCTCTTCAGGTGATGGAATTTTTATTTCCTGCTCTACGTTTGGTAGAGACTTGTCTATGTCTGCCATTTATTTTCTCCGTTGGTACTTGTTTAACAGTATTATAGGATAAACTCAAGCCCTGAGGCATGGGTCCTGATTTAGGGGGTATAGTCCTAGTTAATTTCTTCATCTAGACCAAAGTCAGGTTTTGAAGCTGCTTTGTATTTTAATTTTTGTTTTTCTAATCTTGGGGCTAATACCGTTTGTTCAAATTGCTCTGCAGCTGATAAGGCTAGTTTCTCTCTATCCGTTAGTTCAGGCATTTCCATACCTTCTCTTATTTTACCTACTCCTGCTTGTTTCATCTGAGCAGATAATAAATCGTCTTTTAACCCAAACCGGTCTACGTAATCTGATCTCTCTCTTGCGTCTTTAACCGGGAGTCCGGCTCCAAGGGTCACAGCGTTTAATAAAACTTCTTTTGCTGTTCTTCCTTCTCCAAAATCTAAAGGTGCTAGTAAAGCTCCTATACCAGATTCTGCTGCTATTAATTTACCAATAGGTTTTGCTCCTGTTGCAATTTGTCTTGCGTATTGACCAAAAGTTTTTTTAGATTCTGTTTTAGGAGCATCCATTGCTTTTAGGAGATCAGTAGGTCCTATATCCATTTAAACTCCTAAAATTTTTATTAAGCCACCTTTTGCCATTTCCGGCATATCAGGATCATCATCTGCTTTCTTTAATTTTGTTCCTAGATCATCTTCTACTAAATCAAAAGAATCTTTCTCTAAAAATTCATTAGCTACTTTGTTAGCATTTTTTCCAGCTTCTTCACCTTCAAAAATTAAACCATCAAGTTTATCTAATTTATTTAAATCTCTTTTATAAACTTCATTGAACACATCTAATGGATTGATTGCTCTATCTGTTCGACCTAGTAAAGCATCTTTAATTCCTTGAGGTAAATTTAATCTATCATCATTTAATAAAATAGATCTTACTACACCTGCTCTATTCGCTTCTTCATCTGCACTGTATCTTTTTGCAGCTAGATCTCCTAGACTTTCTTCTTCTGTTCTATTTCTTTTATTAAGTTTAGCAATGTCTTCTTTTAGATTAGCAAAAGATTTCTCATCTGTTTGAGGAGCTTTTTGTTTTAAAGTCATAATACCTTCTTCATCTAATTTCTTACCTGTACCTATATCAATAATTTCAGCTTGAGGTTTTGGTTTCTTTGCTTCTTCAACCGCTTTAATCATATTCTCTGAAACACCTGCTTGTTTCATCTTAGCTTGTTTAAGTCTTTTAGCATTTAATTCAAAGTTAGCGATCTCATCTGCATTTTTATTAGACATTGCATAAGGACCGTACTCAGCAATTTTATCTTCTATAAATTGTATTGTTTTAGGATCTTCAAAAGCTTCATCTGAATAAACTTTATAAGGACTAGCCCAATCCATCTTACGAGGTTTGGTTACATTGGATCTTGTGCCAATCATCTTTTGCACATAGCTCTTACCAAATAATTCTGTCAATAATTTTAACATTAGTAATACGTCCTTTTTCTTTGTGGCATTTCCTCATCCTTATAATCTTCTGGATGATCAATTAAACCACCTTGTCTAAACCTCATAACAGCTTGTGTCATAGAATCCACAAGGTCATCATGCTCACCATACGGGAAAGCAGCGCATTCTTCAATGACTTCTTTTGCAAACTCCATATGTGTGGGCGCCCATATCCTCCCTGATTCGAACAGTGGAGAGACTGCGTTAACTCTTGTATGTTTATCATTTCCTTTTGACGGTGTAAAGTTTAAAACAGGTATTCCCATTTTACGAAGTTCATACGTTAAAGGTAATCCTGATGCCTTTGATTCAATAACTACAGTTTCCGGATTCCAGTAGCCATATTGTTCAAGCGCGATTCTACGAAGTTCTGGAAATTCATATCGACCTTTTATCATATCAACTAATATTAATTGTGGACCTGAGTCTTCATCTTTTTGAAACACACCCCAAGTGGTAATGGCTGAAAAGTCAGCCGTTTGTTTTTTCATAAAAGCGGTATCGTAAGATTGAATGACGTGTTGAAGAGGAGGTAAATCTCCTTCCCAATCTTGCCACCATTCTCTTTTAATCAAAGCGCCTTCTTCTGATGTTGGGTTCTGCATGTATTGTGCAGACCATTTTGTTGTTGGAATAGATGCTTTAACAGATTCTAAATCTTCAAGTTTCCAGAAGCCTGGCCATAGAGGCTGGCCACTTGGCATGATGGCTGGAAATTCTACGACTTCCCATTGATCTGCTCTAGGCTCCTTTTGAGCATGCATCAGGCGTCCGGCTAAATCTTTCTCATTCCATCTTGTCATTACAACCACAATCGCTCCACCGGGTTGAAGACGTTGTCTTGGTCCTGATGTATACCATTCATAAGTTCTATCTAAGGCTTGAGCATTCATTGCATCTTGTTCAGTATGTGGATCATCAATAATTAATAGATCAGCACCCCTTCCAGTAATGGCAGATCCAACTCCAGCAGCGTAGTATTCACCGCCTTGTTCTGTTTCCCATTTACCTGCAGCTTGAGAGTCCGGATTTAATCTTGTTTGAAATACTTGTTTATATTCTGGTGAGTCCATAAGTGATTTAGCTTTACGACCAAATCTTACAGATAACTCAGTAGTGTTTGTTGATTGAATTATTTTAAGTTTAGGATTACGACCCACCATCCAGGCAGGTAAGAAATAAGATGCAAACTCAGACTTAGTATGCCTTGGAGGCATATTAATAATTAATCTTTTAATCTTGCCTTGAGCAAGTTTATTAAATTTATCAGCTACAATCTTATGATGGGACCCTTCAATAAAATCAGGCCACATGTGTTTAACAAAAGTCAAAAAATCAGATTGGATTTTAGATTCTTTTTTCTTTTCACTGTACTTCAGAAAAGTTCTCATAAAGTCTTTCTGAACATCAGGTGGTAACTTTTTAATCTTTTCTAAGTCTATATTCATAAAGTTTCAAATTTTCGCAAAATTTTTAGGGATTAATTTTGAAAACCCAAAAACTATTTCAGGAGCTTATATATCTAAATCTTAGTAATATAGGGTATATCCTGGGACCCCTTACGGTGTATATGTAAATCAATATCTAATAAAAGTCAAAAAGTCTCAAGCAGCCTGGTACCTCTATTGAAGGGGCCAGGGCGCCCCGCAGGGGCGCCCTGGTTCATGATTGTTAGTCTAGTAGTGTATAATATTGGTCAGTAAAGTTTCTGCTAAACCAGTCAAGTCCTTGACGATGTGTCTTCCAATCCTGCACCATCTCTGCACCCATGATGACATCATACACAGCAATAGCAAACTCTGGCAGTGTACATGTATCACCACCGAACCTGTTGGCTACTGTGCCTTCCTTAGTTGGTTCATTTGATAACAATACTTTAAATGGTAACTTATATTCCTTATCTTTATATTTTATTACTTTCATATATATGTCCTTTCTATATCCTTTATAGTCCTATATTAATAATAAGTCAAGTAGCCCCGCAGGGGCGCGACCCATTATGGACACCTGGTTCCTGTACCTGGTCTCTTGTATCTAGCCTATGGCATATACCAAAATAAAAACCAGGCCACGCCTAAAAGTCCTACTATATATTCTACCTCCATTTATTCCTTTGCTCTAGTTCCCATAACTTCTGGTCATAGTGTGCTACCATTGCTGTCGATACTACCCACAACAATGCACCTACTCCGCATAAAATTAAACCTATAATTAATAATGTATTCATATTTATAATCAGCTATTTAAAGCTGCCTCCGCTTTTTTATTTAAACCTCTTATTGTTTCATTAACTAGTTTTATCTTTCTGTCATAGTGGTCAATCATTATGATTGATACAACTAAAGTAATTAAACCTAGAGATGTAAGTCCTAGACCTATAATTAATAATGTATTCATATTATCCTTTCTGTTATGGCTATCCTACATTAAATAGGATAGCCAGTCAAATTGTTTATGCCTCTATCTGTTTAACTTTAGATGTATCAACAACCCACGCGATACCGATTTTCTTTGTTGATGTATCTAATTTTCTTATTAGCTCGTCAGGTGTTCCAGCTTCCATAACTGTATCAATTGAGTGTTGTTGCAATTGCTCCAATTGTTTCAGCTTCTCACCTTCGGGCCTTCTTCTTATTTCTCTCTCAACGAGCTCTTGCGCCCATTCCCTTAATTGCTCCTCACAATCTGAGACTGACAGTCTGTCATCATCATCACTGGTAAATTTATAAGAGTTGAGGTCTTTTTTTTCTTTCGTGGCCTTCTTTTTAAAAAAAGTTTTAGCGCTGTCTTGAGCTTTTTTTAAATGCGCCTCCGCCTTCTTTAATTGGTCCAAGATTTTATCAGCTCCCATTTTTTTGGCTAGCTTGCCGACTATCTTGTTTGTCGCCTCAGTCTTGTATTGTTTGACCAACAGTTCCTGCTCCCTGATTAAAGGTTCGAAATTTCTTCGCACCTTATTTTTAAAGTGGTCCAGTTGATACTTCGTCATTGCTTTTGCCATTGTTTATCCTTTCTATTTATTTTTAATTATCCTATATTATCCTCTTGACAAAAGATTGTCAAGTGTTTATATAGTATTAGGTATTGTCGGTGTATGGAAATCCCATAATGAGCCGGCAGTCCTTTCGGGTTTAGTCTGGTGCTGTGTTAAATTAAATTCAGCTAGCAGTACCAGCTTGAGCCCTGGTCCATTACACT